TACACTTCGAAATAAAATTAAGCATTTCGCTTCTACTGTTTCTTTACAAGGTGGATATAAAGTTGTGATATTGGATGAGGCAGATTATTTAAATCCTCAATCAACTCAACCAGCTTTACGTGGATTCATTGAAGAATTCTCGTCTAATTGCAGGTTTATACTTACATGTAATTTTAAAAATCGTATTATTGAACCACTACATTCTCGTTGTACAACAATCGAGTTTAATGTTTCAAAGAAAAATGCAGCTCCACTAGCGATTGGATTTCTAGAACGGTGCGAAATGATTCTTAAAGTGAACAATGTACAATATGAGAAACAGATTCTAGCAGAATTGATTATGAAACATATGCCAGATTGGCGCAAGGTTCTTAATGAATTACAAAGATATTCTGTAAGTGGTACTATTGATTCAGGTATATTAGTTCAATTGTCTGATGTATCAATTAATAGTTTAATGGCTTTCTTAAAGGAAAAAAACTTTAAACAAGTGCGTAAATGGGTTGCTGAAAATATGGATAGCGAACCAGCAGCGCTTTATCGTAAGATTTATGATAGCATGAATGATCATGTTGATTCAGCTTCTATACCACAATTGGTATTAATCCTAGCTGATTATCAATATAAGAATGCATTTGTTGCTGATCATGAATTGAATACAGTCGCATGTTTAACTGAAGTAATGGCTGGAGTAAAATTCAAATGACAATAGCTAAAGCAAATAATTATTACCTATATCCAGTTCATTATGGTGTAGAAACTCGCTTTAGAGTTGTTGAAATGAATAATAATATTGTAACTCGTGAATGGATATTCGATTACAGCCAAGATGCTAAAAAGAAACTTCAAGATTTGCAAGATTCTGAAGATCATAAAGATTATAAAATGATGCAAAAATCTATCACCGAACTTAATTACGATGGTAATGAGTCTCGTGGGAGGTATGGAGAAGATGAATCCGTTTGATTATTTAAATGCTATTAATTCTACAAAGAAAGATATCATGATTGATGATATATCTGAAAAGGATTATAATGCTTTTATGGTTAACCGTGGTTTATCATATTTTCCAGACACTGTTCTTTACGCTAATGAAATGAATAAGCAACATCACATCGATGGGCGCCTTCAATTTGATTTTCTTATAAATATAATAAGAAAGAAAAGAAGATTCTCAAAGTGGTTTAAAGCCACAGATGATGAGAATCTGAATGTTATAAAAGAATATTATGGGTATAGCAATGAAAAAGCTAAATCTGTCTTATCATTATTAAATATTAATCAGATTGAAGATTTGAAAACAAGGATTTATAAAGGTGGAAGAACTAAAACAAATAAGTAATTGGCAGCCAGAAATGATGCTAGAAATTACTCTCAACGAACCGGATGACTTTCTCAAAGTAAGAGAAACACTAACTAGAATTGGTGTTGCTTCTAGAAGAGATAACAAGTTATTCCAATCATGTCATATATTGCACAAACAAGGAAGATACTTTATTGTGCATTTTAAAGAATTATTCTTATTGGACGGAAAACCTAGTAATTTGCTAGAAAATGATGTTCAAAGGCGTAACACAATTGCTGTGTTATTGGCTGACTGGGGATTGGTATCAATCATTGAGCCAGAACAGTCTAAAGATGTTGCTCCTCTTAGGCAAATAAAGGTTATACCTTTTAAAGATAAAAGCCAATGGGATCTATGTCCAAAGTATAATATTGGAAACAGTAGTAAAGACTAAGTTAGTATTTTATTAGCTACCTTATTCAGTCTACCTGATTTCATTAATTTGTGAAACTGTTTAAATTTTATTTTTAAATATTTTTGCATATAACTATTTATATAAGTTTTGTTACAGCTTTGTAACAAACGTAAAACTAACGTTTTAATATGTATAAATATAACTGAGATATGCGGCATTGGGCCGGTATCCACTAACCTTGCTATTTAATAGGAGGAACTAAAAATGGTAAGAAATACTATGAACGTACCGCGTTCTCTGTTTATCGGATTTGAACCGATACTAAACGAACTTGAAAGAATCCACTCAGCTGGAAGATCTCAAGATAACTATCCACCTCATAACGTTGTTAAGGTCGATGATGAAAATTTCATTATTGAGCTAGCTGTTGCGGGATTCTCAGAAGAGGATATTTCCGTGGAGGTAAAAGATGGCATTCTTTTAGTAAAAGGTGAAAATGGTGAAGATTCTAGAGAATATGCACATAAAGGTATATCAAGCCGCAAATTTGAGAAGAGCTTCCGCCTCTCAGAATTTGTAGTAATAGACGGTGCTAATCTTAAGAATGGTATACTCGTGGTGAATGCCAGAGTAGAAGTTCCAGAGGAAAGGCGTCCTAGGAAGATCGAAATAGGGTCTGCTGGGGCATCAACGAAGAAAAGATTTATTCAAGAATAGATCTTCAATTAGCGAAAACTCAGTAGATAGTTAAAAACTTTTTACTGGAGATTAATGATGAGTGTATTAAAAGCCTATATGGCATCACATCAAGAAATCGCTAAGACCTTATACCACGTTATTGAACCTTTACTAATCGCTGTAATTTGCTTAGGCACTGCACCGGGTTTAGTTTGGGTTGCTAGCAATCAATTTGGTATATAGAGTCTGACGCAACTCGAGGGGATGAAATACTCCCCTCATTTTTTATCAATATATTGAAAATAATCCTTTACTTTCTCAGCTAACTGTGTTATAATATATATCTACATTATGGAAAAATTGCCCTATGAACTTTTACACTAACGTTACTCGATACGGAAACATGATCCTCTATAGAGGTTATGAAAACGGTAAGAAAGTTAGCCACAAAATCAAATACGCTCCTACGTTATTTGTCTCTTCTCCTAAGGGTGATTGGTCATCATTAACAGGAGAAAAATGTGCACCCATTAGATTCGACACAATGCGCGATGCTAAAGAATGGGTTCAACAAAACAAAGAAGTTGCTGGTCGTAAGATCTTTGGCAACACCAGATATATTTCATCTTTCATTAACGAATACTTTCCAGGAGTAATTAAATTCGATCGTAACTTAATTAACGTTACTACAATCGATATCGAAGTTGCTTCTGATGATGGATTCCCAGAGCCAGAAGAAGCTTCTAAAGAAGTTACTGCTATTTGTCTTAAGAATAATATTGATAATACATATTATGTCTTTGGTGTTGGTGATTATGATGTAAGTAAATCTCTTATGAAAACTCATAGAGTTGTTTATATTAAATGTATCAACGAAGCTATGCTTCTACAGAAGTTCTTGGACCATTGGTCTACACCTTCTCATACTCCTGATGTGATTACTGGATGGAACAGTCGATTCTTTGATATTCCATACTTAGTAAATCGTATCAACAAATTACTTCCTACTGCTCACAAGAAACTTTCTCCGTGGGGAATGGTTGACGAAAGAATCATTAATTCTTTTAATAGAAAGCAGCAAACATACGAAATTGGTGGTATTGAACACCTAGACTATCTTGAATTATTTAAGAAGTTTGGCTATTCTTATGGCCCACAGGAATCGTATTCTCTTAATCACATCTCTCATGTTGTACTTGGTGAAAAGAAACTTTCCTATGAAGAACATGGCGATTTGTTTAGTCTTTACAAATTCGATTATCAAAAGTTTATTGATTATAATATCAAAGACGTTGAACTAGTTGATCGTATTGAAGATAAAACCGGTCTTATTACTCTTGCTATGACAATAGGATACAAGGGTGGTGTTAACTATGGTGACACGTTTGGCACAACTGCGATATGGGACACTATCATATATCGTGATTTATACGCTAATCAAATTGCAATTCCATTTTCAGAAGATAAGATGAAAACACCATATCCTGGTGGTTACGTAAAGGAACCTATTACTGGTTTACACAGAAACGTAGTATCTTTTGACTTAAACTCACTATATCCATCACTAATTATGCAGTACAATATGTCTCCAGAAACTATTATCGAAGGTAAGGTTTCTCCACATATTACTGTTGATAATGTGATTGATTACAATTTAAACATAGATAGACGAGATAATGAGTGTATTGCTATTGGTGGTCAACATTTTAATACTGATAAAAAGGGTGTACTTCCCAAGATCATTGGTGACTTATATACTGAACGTGTTGAAATTAAACAGTCTATGCTTAAATCGCAAAAGGAATTACAAAAGGTAAATAAAAATGACAAACAAGACGTATACAGAATTGAAAGAGACATATCAATTAGTGAGAATCGCCAAATGGCTATTAAAATTCTCCTTAATTCTCTTTATGGTGCTTTGGGCAACAAATACTTCCGGTTCTTTGACCAAAGAATTGCCGAAGGTATTACACTTACCGGACAGCTTACAATCCGATGGGCTGAAAAGGCAGTCAATGATTATATTAATCGATTGCTCAACCCTAAAAATGAAAATAGTTTCAAGGATTATGTTATTGCAATCGACACAGACAGTGTGTATGTTAGCTTAGATGACTTAGTTAAAAAGTTTAATCCAAGTAACGTTACTGATTTCCTTGACGCGGTTTGCCAAGATAAGATTGAACCAATCCTAGCTTCTAATTATGCTAGGTTATTTGATTTGCTTGGTGGAATTGAAAACAAAATGGTTATGGGTCGTGAAGTTATTGCTGATGTTGGAATATGGACAGCTAAAAAAAGGTATATCCTTAATGTCCAAGACAACGAAGGCGTTCGTTATGCTGAACCAAAACTAAAGATCATGGGTATTGAAGCTATTAAATCTTCTACTCCTATGCCGTGTAGAGATGCTCTTAAAGCGATATTTAAAGAGATTGTTCTAGGATCTGAAACACAAGTACAGAAATCTATAGATCAATTTAAAACATACTTTAAGACTCTACCACCAGATCAAATTGCATTCCCTCGTGGAATTACAAACATTAAGTCTTTTAAAGACAATCAATTGATCTATAAAAAAGGTACTCCAATTCATGCTAGAGGTGGGTTACTATATAACAAGATGCTTGTAGATTTGTCATTGCAGAAAAAGCATCAACCAATTGGAAACGGCGAAAAGATTAAATTCGTCTATCTAAAAACGCCAAATGTCCTTAAGGAAAATGTAATTAGTTTCCCTGAGTATTTGCCTGAAGAGTTTGGATTACATAGGTATATTGATTATGACCTACAATTCCAAAAGACTTTTCTAGATGCGATCGAACCTGTCTTAGACGCTATAGGTTGGTCCTCTAAAGAGATTGCTACTTTAAATGATTTTTTTGCATAAAGTAGTTTACATTTACACAAAACTGTGTTATAATATACCATATATGGAGAAAAAATGAAAAATATAAAATTAATCAGGTTAACATCAGGTGAAGAACTCATCGCGCATGTAGACCTAAACGGTGTCGACACTGACACAATTATACTTAAGGATGCGATCGTTCTTATTCCAGCCGGTGAAGGTAAACTAGGGTTTATGCCTTTTATGCCATACACTAAAGCTGAAGATGGATTTGAAATTGATCAAAAATTCGTAATGTTTATGGTTGAACCAGTAAGCGATTTAGTTAAACAACATGCTAATGCCACAAGTTCAATTGACTTATCAGCAGCAACATCAGATTCAGGAATTATTGTATAATGAGCAAAGATTGGGTAAAAGATATTCATGTAATGCAAGCTAAGTATCTCACTAGGCAATGGGTTGAAAACAATCCTGAGAAACTGAAAAAGTTTCTTGAGTTTCGTGTTGACTTTCTAAAAGAAGAGTTAATGGAAACCCAAGCTGCTTTGACAAACAATGATCCAGAAGAAATTGTCGATGGATTAATTGATTTGTGTGTTGTCGCTATTGGTACACTCGATGCGTTTGGTGTTAATCCTTATACCGCATGGGATGCAGTACTTGAAGCTAATATGAACAAAGAAGTAGGTGAAAAACCAAGTAGGCCAAATCCATTAGGAGTTCCAGATCTGATCAAACCAGAAGGTTGGACAGCTCCAAATCATGAAGGAAACCATGGCAAGTTTAACGATATTTAATAATATCTACGACAATAAAACTCATCAAAGGATGGATTATGATTCCTTTGATGAGTTTGAAGCCGTATTATTTAAACTATCTGAGAGTACAAAGTATCCTACAAAGAAAGATGCTCCTCTTATAAGTCCTGCAATCTATAAAAAAGATGCTACTCGTTGTAATGACGGTGTAGTTGCATGGGCTGGCTGGTGTGCAGTTGATGTAGATGTTGAGGTTAACGAAGAACCATGGAATAAATACTATCACATTAAGTATAGTACTGCATCTTCTACTGTAGATCTACCAAAATTTAGATTGGTATTTCCATTAACTCGTTATGTTAATAAAGAAGAAATCAAGCATTTTTGGTTTGCTTTAAATAAAGAGTTAGGTGAAATAGGTGATGCTCAAACTAAAGATTTATCTCGTATGTATTATATACCAGCTAAATATGAAGGTGCTCATAATTTCATATATAAAAACAAAGGGAAACTATTGGACCCTTCAATACTTATGGAACAACATAGATATGTAGTTCAAGATGGAAGCTTCTTTGATAAACTTCCACCAGCAATAAGACAAGGTCTAATGGACCACAGAAAAAACCAATTAAATAACAAAAATTACACATGGACTGGATATAAAGATTGTCCATTTGTTAATCAGAAAAAGATTGAAGAGTATAAACGCCTAAATGATGGATGGTACTATGCTCTCTACCAGCTCATGGTTTCAATTGCAGGTAATGCTATAGCTAAAGGTTATCCTATTACTGCTAAAGAAGTTGAATACATTATAAGAGATCTGGATGCCGAATGTGGCAATTGGTACTTAAAAAGACCAATAGATAAAGAAGCTGAAAGAGCAATAGAGTTCGTATTCAGTAAAAATATATAGGAGTATATTATGGAAAAACTATTTCACAAAAACATAGGAAAAATTACATTTATTGTATGTTTACCTTTGATACTAGCATTTGCTACACAAAAAGCTCATGGATTCGACGAAAACGGTGATAGACTTTGTTTAGCTCAAAACATTTATTTTGAAGCTGGTAATCAACCCTTAGCTGGAAGAATAGCTGTAGCTAATGTAACGCTAAATAGAGTTGAAGATTTGCAATTTCCGGAAACTATATGTGATGTAGTATATCAATCAAAAGCATATTATGAATCTTGGTCTGGTAATAAAGTTCCTGTGAGAGGAATGTGCCAATTTAGTTGGTATTGCGATGGAAAATCAGATGAACCTAAAGATTCACAAACGTGGGTTGAATCGATTAGAATAGCTGATATGGTATTAAATAAAAAGACTATAGATATAACTGATGGTGCACTTTGGTACCATGCAGATTATGTTTATCCATATTGGGCTGATCATTTAACTAAAGTCATAACTATTGAGAACCATATATTTTACAAATGATAAATTTTAACTTAAACGATATAAACACTATTGAGCTTCATGATAGAGCTACAAACGAAGCTAAAAAAATAGCAACTAACACTTCATTCAAAATGAGTGGCAGAACTTACGAGGATTTAATTCGTCAAACTCGTAGAGGCCATGCCGCTGAGCTTTTCCTTATAGATGTATTAGGATGGAAAGATGATGTAAGAGAATACAAAGATGTGATCGATCCAGATGGACTACCAGTAGAAATAAAAGTAACTGGTAATTCAGGAAACGTTCCAATCATGTTACAAAGATTTCGTGATATAAAACTTAATCAAACTTGGATGGGTTGGCCTGATCATTTAATGATCTTTATCAATCCTGAAGATTCAAATGAATACTCATTCTATAATAGATATGAGTGGAAGAATAAAGAATGGAAAATAACTCATTAATTGTAAAAAAAGGTAAAATAAATGTTTACTTTTACAGTAAACTGTGTTATAATAGATATATTATTTAAGGAAATATTATGGAAAAAGAAAGTTTAAAAGTCTTGCAAGAATGCGCTGACATGCAAATTAAAAAATCTCAAGATTATCAAAGCGATGGTTCTAACGTTACTCAATCGATGCATTATCGTAGAGGCGTTGATACCATTCATGATGTCATCTTAGGCAAAGTTATGAGGGCAACTTCACTACTTGAATCTGGCAATAGTCCTAACTATGAATCACTAGAAGATACATATAAAGATCTAATTAATTATTCATCTTTTGCAGTGTCATACATTCGTGGTAAAATGGAAGGGCAAAGCGACGGTAGAGATATGTTTAACAAGCCAATTAAAGACAAACAAACAGTTACAACATTTCTTGGTACAGTCTCGACAGGAGAAACTAATGATAACCATTGAAGCAGTACGTGAATATTTCAGAAATGAATTACATAACGAAAATTTTACCGAAGATCGAAATGGTGGTAAAACAATTGAAATGATTGGTGCTTCATTTATTGCAGATGAACCTGCAATCTTTGGTAAACCAAACTGGGATTATATCAATTCAGAAATTGAATGGTATGAATCTGAATCAACTAACATTACTGATATCTACCCTGAAGGAGATAAAGAACCTCCTCAAGCGTGGCAAATGACAGCTAATGTTCATGGTGAAATTAATTCAAATTATGGCCATCTAATTTGGTCTGAAAAATACTTTAGCCAATATGAAAATGCTGTAACTGAACTTGAAAATAATCCAGATAGTCGAAGAGCTTCTATGATTTATACTCGTCCAAGTATTTGGCAAGAGTATAATGAAAATGGTAAAAATGATTTTATCTGTACTAATTCAGTTACATATTATATTCGTGATGATGTATTACATTGTGTAGTACAAATGCGTTCAAATGATGTAATCTTTGGTTATCGAAATGATTGGGCATGGCAACGTCATATCCTTGAAAAAATGGCATGGGAACTTCATCTAGATGTAGGTGATATCCATTGGCAAGTACAAAATTTGCATGTATATGATCGTCATTTTAAATTAGTTAAGTGAGTAATACTATGAGAGATTCAACGTGGTGGCCTAGATACTTAGGCATAGCAAAAGAAGTTTCAACTTGGAGTAAAGATCCAAGCACACAAGTTGGTGCTGTAGTAGTTGGTAGTAAAGGACAAATATTAGCTCAAGGGTATAATGGGTATCCTCGAGGAATGGATGATTCTGATTATACAGATAGAGAAGCAAAGTATACTAAGATTGTTCATGCTGAAATGAATGCAATATATAATGCTTCTTGGAATGGAGTATCTCTAGATGGTGCTGATATGTATGTGTATGGTTTACCAGTATGTCATGAATGCGCTAAAGCGATTATTCAAGTTGGAATCAAAAGAGTAATAGTTCCATATAAAGGAAGTGCTCCAGATAAGTGGAAAGATTCTTTTGAATTAACTAAGAAATTTTTTAAAGAAGCTGGCGTAACGGCTGAGCTAGTTAAATATGACTAAAGAAGAAGTAAAATTTAGTCCAGAAGAACTAAAGAACAGTAAAAGAATTTATAAATCAGCAACTCCGAAATATACATTAGATTGGTATATTAAATGGGTTGCATCTGGTTTTATCTTAACAGCAATGTCTATTCGTGGTATTGATGGTTACCTAATGGTTGACCTAATTATGTCGTGTATTGGTATTTCATTATGGACTGTTGTTGCAGTTCTTTGGAAAGATAGAGCTTTGATTCTATTAAATGGGGTTGGATTAATATTCCTGTTAAGGAACTTATTTCAATCGTTATAACTATATTATAGTGAGCTACTCTAATCCAGTCAAAATACTCACTTAAATAAACTGATATAAAGGAGAAAAAATATGTCAAAAATAAAAGTCGGCATCGTAGGTGTCGGATCATGTGCTAAATCCCTGGTGGAAGGCATTCAATACTACAACGAAAACCCAGAAGATAAGATTGGTCTTATGTACGAAGATATTGGTGGATATAAAGTCCATGATATTGAGTTTGTTCTAGGGTTTGATATTGATAAAAGAAAAGTCAATAAAAAACTGGCAGAAGCTTTACGAGCTAAGCCAAATTGTGCAATGGACCATGTAGATCAAATTTATACGAATGGTGAATCAAACGTTTCGTGTATTGCTGATGGAGCTAGTGTATACTCTGCTCCTGAACTAGATGGAATTGCTCCTCATATGCATGAGTATCCAGATGAAGTAACTTTCGTTAATGGTGCTCAACCAGCGGAATCTTTTGATCGTACTGTAGAGTTACTTAAGTACCACAATGTAGATGTTTTAGTTAACTACCTACCAGTTGGTTCAGAAGAAGCTTCAAAGTATTGGGTTGATGTTGCATTAGCAGCTGAAGTTCACTTTGTTAATTGTATTCCTACTTTAATTTCAACTGAAGATGCAGTACATACTGAACAAAGATTTATCGATAAAGGTTTATCAATTGTTGGATCTGATATGAGATCAGCTTGGGGAGCATCAAGAATGTCTGAAGTACTTCAAGGTGCTATGCTAGATTCTGGACTTATGGTTACACAACATATTCAAATGAATATGGCTGCTGGATCAACTCAAGGTCAAGAACATATTAGAACTGGTCGTACTGCTAATACTGATTTCTTAAACATGGCAAAGGAATATCGTTTAAAGAACAAACATGTATCTAAAGAAAATGTTCTTAAAGGTCAAAACATTGTGAGAGACGAAAGTACTGCAGGTATGACACTTTATGCTGGACCATCATTAACTGTTTTACAAAAACCAGGCGGTGATTATATC